CGGTAGCACCTGCTATCGGGGTCGGGAAAGCTGTAAATTCCGCCCACGGAGCATGAGCAGACGCCCGGGCAGGTCTCGCGCATGTTGGTCAGCACCTCGCGGGCCATAAGGGCGAGGGTGTAGGCTTCCGCCTCGCTCTCCGCCCAGCACTGCACGGCGAGGTTCGGCGCATCGCGGCAAAGCGAATAGCCGCCGCCCGTGCGCTCAACCGTCGTGAATCGCTGCGGTCGGTCTGCCGGGACGATAGAGCTGGACGGAACGCCCAAACCCTTTTCAAGCGCCGCGCAGGTTGCGGCGATAACGTCAAACATCAGATGCCACAACCTTTCTTAAGCGTGTTGTTGCGCAGGTTGTCAACGTAAGCATCAACGTTGGCCACGCCAACACGAACGCCGTTGCACCAACTCAACGGCTTTACCTGCACATCGTATTCGGGGTGCCCGTGCGGAAGGCTTGCCAGAGAATTGCAGCGCGCCGCATATCCCGCGCCCTGCTCGTAGAGCATCCCGGTAACGCCGTCGCTCTTCGTGATAGAGACAACGCCGCTGTCTATGTGCTTCACGCGGCCCTTGAGCTTCATCTTCAACGTGAATCCGCTACCCATTGCACACCTCGCATTCGACCGTGCGATTCCAATCGCCCGGGCAATTTGCGTCAAGGTACGGTTGCGGGTCTCCAATCACTGCGTATACAGCGCCAAGGTATTTGACCCTGCAACCGCGCAAAGCCTGCTCGTAGGTCTTCGGAAAATGGAAGGTCATCGCAACCTTTACGCCGTCCGGCCTAGAAGCTTCGAGGTCGCTCGTCGCGCCAGGCTGCGGCAAGACGTTTTCGACGGTTTCAACCGTCCATCCGCCGGGCACAGCGTTACCGTGCGAATCCTTACTAGCGGTAGTTCTCCGCAATACCTCAATCGCAACGCCGCTAATCAGATTCATTTCAATCACCCGCCATCATCCGGCATGAGAGAACCGCGCCGGAGGAAAGCCCGAGCAAATCAAGCTCAGATGGAAGAGGGCGCATGTACTGGTCGAGCAGCGAGATGGAAGCCGTGTAACTCCCGGCGGTCTGTGAATACTGCGATACGCCGGAAAGCCCGGCAGGCGTGGAGAGTGCGCGATTGACCATCGCCATGCACACTGTGGAGGCGTTGAGGTCTAGCACCTCATCCGCACCCGCCGTATAACCGTCCATCTTGCCGAGAAGGTAGCCCGTGGCGCGAAGCAACAGCGCTTCAAGCCGCTTCTCGTCGGCTACCGCGCCATATGCCGCCGTGTATTCCTCGGGTGTAGCAAATGCCTTGATAGCCATCGTGAATCACTCCTAGGCAGAAGCGGTGCCGTTGTCGATGCGCACGAAATCTGCCATGTCGCGGATAACGAAGCCAACCTCGAACTCGCAGCGAACTGCGAACATGTTGCGCTGCCACAGGTTGAGGGTCTTAGAGCCGCTAGTGAGCGTGGCCTGGTCAGAGAGGGAGATATTAACGTCCTTGACCACGCCGTAACGGGCTGCGCTCCAATCGCCGCCGAAACCCAGCAGCGGCCTTGTACGCGGACTTGGTGAAGTGCGTGGGAACGGAGAGGACGTGACCGACAGCGCCGTCGGTCTGGACGTTGTTGATGAACAACGGTCGGTTGGTGGTGTCCTTGGTCTTCAGAAGCAGGGTCTTTGCCTGCGGGGACAGGACGAAGGCGTTGAGGTCGCTGTTGTTCTCGGCAACCTTGCCGATCGCATCGACGAATGCGTCATAAGTCTTCGTGGATGCGTCAACGGAATTCGTCACGCCAGCGAGGGTGTCGAAGCCGGTACCGGGTGCGGTGCCGAACATGCACGTCTCGTCGAACTTCTTGGCGATAGCGAACGGCAGGCGGGAGACAAGCTCGTTGTAAAGCGCCTCGGTGTTGTCGCGGAACTGGTTGGAGAACGGCTCGATGATAGCCAGGGTGTAGCCCTTCATCTCCTTGGTGGAAAGGGTGTGCTGAGAGACGGGCTTGTTATCGGTCTCGGAAACCCAATCGGCGGCAGGCTCACCGGTGATAACCGGGATGGTCAGGCCGTTGCCGGGGAGGTCGATGCGCTGAGCGAGCTGCATGATTGCAGAGTTTTCGAGCGTCTTGGCCCAAATCTCGGTGGATACGGAAGAGGGAAGAGTGATAGAGGACTTGTTGATGCCTTCAGCCATGGTTGATTCTCCTTGTCTTAGTTAAAGGCGGTTTTCATAAAGCGCGAAAAATCGTCCTTCGCGCTACCTGTTTCCTTGATGTCGGCGTGTTTGCCGTCACCGAGCACCACAGGCACGGTTGCAGTGTTTGGGGTCGAATAACGGTCTTTAAGACCCTCGGCCTTGCTCATGAGGTCATCACGATCACTTGCGGAAATCAGGCTCAGAAGGTCGGCGGGAACTCCGGTAGCTTTAGAAACCTCGTTCACCCATTCCGTACGGTCTTTTTCCGCCTGGAGCGCATCGGCGCGCGCCGTCGCGTCCGCGAGCTGCTTCTGAAAATTTTCCGACTCGCTCTTTTGGGATTCCTTGAGCGCTGACAGCTCGTCAGCCGCGCCCTCGCACTGCTTCGCGAGCTTCTCCAACTCGCGGGAATGCTTCTTTAGCTCGTTGTACTTGGCTTCCCAATCGACGGGCTGTGCAGATTCGCCGTTCGGCTCTGCCTGCTCATCCGTCTTTTTGTTGGTCTCGTCCATGAGTGACCTCCTTACCGCGCCGTTCGGCGCTGTCCCCCGCTGCCGTTCGGCTGCGGGATACGGATAGATATGAAAAAAGCCGCTCGAAAGCGGCCTTAATCAGCGTGTAACCCTTCGCATGGGCGTTAGCCCGGTGTCCTTATCGATGCGGTTAGGGTCGATAAGAATCGCCGTCTCGCCAGGGGCGAGGGCTTCTAGCGCGTCTTTCCGCGCCTGGTCTATATCATCCACAAGCATTGCGTAATGGCCCGCCGTGGCGGTTCCTCCATCGACGCGGGCTTGCCGCATGGATGAAATGCTTTCGCCAACGCTCCCGCCGCCTGAGATATCGTCAACGCCCCACGAGAGTCCGTTCATGCGCACGGGCGCGCCAGGCTTGGTGGTTGTGGACGTTGCGAACCCATGCGCCGCGAGCTGCGATGTGACGGGCGAATATTCGTTGTCTTCATAAGCGGGGGCTTTGTTATCCCAGCTCCACGCCTTAGCGCGCTTGTTGATCTCGTTGCAAATCGAGTCCGTGATTCGCTTATTGATAACGTCCGCATGCTCCCCGCGCATGTCCTTGCGGATTTGCTCAGTGTCTACCGCTTTTCGCGCATCGAGGTAGACGGAATACAGCCAATCAGGGTCATAACCTTCTACCTCTGTGAACTCATCGCCCGCGATCACGCGGCAATCGCAGCGGTCGTGGAATCGGTTGAAACCGAAACCCATATCGCCCGCCGATTGACGGCTCTTGTAATCGAACCCGCGAGACGCGAGCATGACGCAGAAGCCGCAAGTCTCCTTGCCCGTGGGAACTCTGGCGTACCGTGCGCCCTTCGAATAGTCGCGCTCTGCATTTTTGATCGTCGTGTCGTTCGCCGCGCGCCCAACGTCGTTATAGGCGCGCTCTGCCATAGCCTGAGCAAAGGCGTTGAAGTTATCGGGCGTGACGTTGTGCACGAAATAATTGACGGTCGCTTGCGCCTTGGGCACGCTCACCGGGTTGTGGATTTGCGCCGGGCTGGTATCGATGCCCAGCTCATCCATCGTCACGTCGTAGGCGGAGCACGCAATTGAAGCGGCCGCATCGCCGAACTCCCTACGGCACGTGATGAACGTCTCCAACGCGAACTCGCGCATGGTCTCATCATCGATAGCGCCGCCGTTCAGCTCGTAAAAGGTTCGCAACGACGTTTGCATGAAGTTGAACGCGGCCCTTTGCTGCGCATTGAGCGCCTGCGTATAGGCTTCGAGCCTACTCGCTGGTATCTGCATCGCTTATACCTTCTGCCTGCGGTGTAGCCTGCTGTTGGGAAACCTGAGCAGATGCCTGCGCCGCCGCCTGCACGATTTGCGTATATCGAACGTCGCGCAGAATCGAATCGATGGTCGATTCGGAATAGCCCAGGTCTCGCCAGAATTGACGGGTACCGGAATAGGCCGGAACTGCGGAATTGACCTTGATAGCGAAATCGGCGTTTGCGGCCTTGGACGGGCGCAACACGTCGGCGAAACGCGGCGTGATGTCTGCTGTGGCGAAATCCGCCGCATCGACGGCACCTAGCGCCATTCGCGCGATGTTGCCGAGCGCGATGCCGTTCATGCGGTTAACGTGCTCAGCTTCGACGATTAGCCGCTGCTGCGCCGCGAACATCGCCTCGCTTGACGTTGGGTTGTCAAAGACAATGCCGACTTCATCCAGCGGTATGCACGCCTCGCTTGCGAATTGCTTGCCCAGCATTTCCAAATGGTCGATGTGGGGCTGCATGGTCATCTGCGATAGCTGCCCGAGCTGCGGGACATCGCCGTTTTTATTCGGCGTGACCAAAAGCATCGAATCGGCGTACATCTCGACCTTGCGCTTGCTCATGCTCTCGGCGGTCTTCTTGTCCACACCGAGCAAATAGCGCTGAGGCCACGTATAGAATGTAGCGGCGATTTCGGTTCGAGCGCCAACGCACAGCGCACGGTCAATCAGGCTGCGAACGGTGCGGTTAATGCGCGACTTGCCGAACGGGCGCGTCAAAGACGGACGGTATCGCAAAGGCTCCATGAGCGGGCGGCCAAATGGGTTTGCCACCTTTTCAGCAATCCAGGAATCGCCAACCTTACGGCACGAATACGTGTACTCGTCCGTGTACATGTTCACCCACGTAGGCACGCGCAGCCCGCTTGAATCAACGTCGATATCAACGACGCAGATACCGGCCTTGATTCGCTTCTTGCGCTCGTCCCAGATAGCCGCCGCGTCGAGCGCGGAGTGCGCCGACACGATCACATCCGGTTCACCTGCAAGGCCCTTCGAGACGGTCAGGAACGCGCATGAATCGGTGAGCTCAGACGTTACCGCCTGCTCGTAAATCTCAACAAGGCTGTCAAGCGTCACGATGTCTGCCATAGCGTCGGCGTTTTCGCCATCGAATCCGGCGAGAACGGAGCGATTAGCGAGAACATCGACGCATTTACCGCCCCAGCCCATAACGATGTTCAGGCCAACCAGGTCTTTTGGCATGGATGAGTCTGTCGTAACCGGCTTTACCTCACCTTTGTAATAGGCTTCGTTTCGGATATTCGAGCCTATATGGCGCTGCCATTCCGCCAAGAGGGCGTTGAATACGCTTACCTCTTTGCCCGTCAAGTTCATCATGGACGGGTCAACTTGGTAAAGCGTAGGGTTATCGTTCGTCATAGAATCACACATCCCCCGTCAGGGTCGCGTTTTGTCGTTTTTGCGGACCAGTAGGCGATAACAGCCGCTTCTATCGGTGTGGACGAATCGCCGCCGTATGCCCATCCACCGTCTGAGCCAATCGGTCGCTTGCGGGCTTCGAGCGCGCTTGCGTTAAATGCCTGCTGCGCGTTTTCCTCGCCGCCGTCCCAATGGGTCAACGTCTTATCGATGAGCGCTTGTGAGAACAGCGTCGTTGCGTTGATAACGTCCTTGGTGGTGGTGGAAAAGAGGGCTTGGCGCGGGTAATACTCGCGCAAGCGGTCGAGAAGCGCAGCCGCGCCGTTCCGCCCATCCACTGCAATAGCTGCGGTGGTGTCCGCCATATCGTCGGTGCAGAGAAAATCAGTAAGCCAGGAAAGGCCGTCGGTTAGAGTGCCTTGCCCGATATGCTCAACGTATCCGTTGCCATCCTCGCTCAATCTGCAAGCGCACAGGGCGATTTGGCTACCATCCGGGGAGAACTTCACGCCGAAGGTCTTCTTGCCCTCTGTGGGCACCTGCGCGCGCGGGACAGCCAAAGACAGCCAGAGTGATTCATCGATAGCGCTCGCACTGCTCGAACCGCTCCACCAATCCAAGCGCTCATGGGCGAAGCCGGAGATATTTCCCTTGGCTCCCGCGAACTCGCTTTCGGTGTAACTCTCATCCAGCACATATCCCATGGACGGGTTTGATTCGTAAATCTCATCCAGGATGTCGGCGAACGTGCAATCCTTGGGCGGGAGCTTCTCGCAAGCCCACGATGCCCAGCACATGCGCCTCATGCCGCCCTCTAGGACGGACTTGCGCACGCGGGCGAAAACCGTGCCAGCGCTGCGCTCGTTCGGCGGTGTCCCCATGT